AAACAAACCACAGTAAATATTTTTGTTGTTTCTTTTAAAAGATACTTCATATTTACCGCAACTGTGTTTATGAACATTTTTAATTCCTGTTTTGTTATTAACAAACAAATTGCGATTGATTGAATTTTCTGACCTTGTGCATTGCCTTAAATTACTAATTTTGTTATTGAGTTTATTTCTATCAATATGGTCTAGTTCTGTAGGCATATAACCATGTTCAATTAAATAGACTAGCTTGTGAGCCAAATAAGACTTACCATCAACAAATACACGAACATAGCCATCTTTGCTAATAGTGCCAGCTTTAGAACCAACTTTGATTCTTTTGGCTTTGCTGACTTTCCACACTAAATGACCATCAATGCAGTCAAATAGTTGTTTGGCATATTCTTGTGTAATCATGGATGGGTAGCCTTATAAGCATCAAACTCAGCCTTTAACTCTTGGATTGCGGCTGTTAGTGTAGCTACTAAAAAACTAGTGTCAATTTGCTGTGGTTTAATTTCGCCATTAGCATCTACAGCATCTTTTTCACCAACTACTGCATCAGGGAATACTTCGGCTAACTCATGGGCAATAAACCCTTGACCATTAGAATTATCAGATTTCCATTTATAAGTGCATGGTTTTAGCAAAGATATTTTTGATAAAGTATCTGTCATTGGTGCAATATCTTTTTTCAAACGATAATCTGAAGATGTTGCATATACAGTATTTGAACCACTTGTATTGATTGCCCCAACAGTTCCGTTGCCATTAATGAAAGAAAAAGCAGTAGTAACCCCTGTCCCACTTCCTGTACTAATTCTTGGTGCTGCTATGGTTGGATTATTAAAAAAACAGCCAGCAACAGAAGAACTAGGTGTTGAAGTGCAGCCAACTAAAAAACTACCTCCATCATTAAAAATACCTCTAGGATTACCGTCCCCATCACTCAGCACAATGTAGTTACTTGCTGTACGGATGTCTAGACCGCCTTGGTTGCCACCATAACCACCAATAACAGTATTTTTAGCACCAGTTGTTACTTCATTTCCAGCAGTGTGTCCAACAAAAGTATTTCTTGAACCAGTTGTTAAGCCATATCCAGCAGGATTATTTCCATTGGAGTTAATTGTTCCAATAACAATATTTCCTTCTCCAGTAGTTGCTGAGTAGCCTACTGAATCACCAATAAATGTATTACCGCCTGAAGGTGTTGTTTGACTATATCCAGCTTTGTGTCCAATATAAACACTGTATTGTCCTGTAGTGTTACTATATCCAGCCTGATAACCTGCTGCTGTGTTTCTAGATGCGGTGGTGTTGTTTAGTAGCGATTCCTGACCGATTGCAACATTATAGTTTCCTGTGGTGCTATTCAGTAATGAGTTATAGCCAATACCAACACTAGACACACCAGTAGTATTGCTGTAGCCAGCTTGATGTCCAAGAAATACAACATTATTGCCAGTAGTATTTAAATAGCCAGCACGATAACCGACTGCTGTATTGTTGGAGGCGGTGGTGTTATTTAATAAAGCAGAACGACCAATGGCGGTATTGTAATTGCCTGTTGTGTTGTAATAGCCAGCAACATATCCAAAGAAAGAGTTTTCTGCTCCTGTTGTATTGGAATACCCAGCTCTATCGCCTACCGCAGTATTGTAAGAACCAGTAGTTGTGGAATATAAAGCACCTCTACCAACAGCTACATATTGTTCTGCTGTTGTGCTTGTGTAACCAGCCTGATAACCTACTGCTGTGTTATTAGATGCGGTGGTGTTGGAGTAAAGTGCATTATGTCCAAGTGCGGTATTGTTAGCGCCTGTGGTATTGCTAATCATGGTGTTTACACCAAGCGCATTGTTATAACTGCCTGTTGTATTGGCGTTTAAAGTACCAGCGCCAATAGCATTATTCTGAATTCCTGAACTTAAAGATGTTAATGTGTTCCACCCAAAAGCATGATTAAAGTTTCCAGTAGCACCTGATGGAATGGAATTAGCACCAACCACAATATTATTAGTGACACTACCACCACCCTTACCAACAGTAAGTCCGTTTATGGTTGCATCGCTATCGCTATTTACGGCTGGATATGAGCCTGATACTGTTGTAGGCATTATTATGCTCCTAATCTATTGGCTTGTTCAGCCTTAAATGTTTCGTATGCTTGGCGAACTTCAGGTGTCCATGCCGCATTAGCAATGTCCTGAACCTTTTGTTCTTGACCGCTAATGTCGGAATCAGGAGTTAATACCCAACGATGGAATGTGCGAGATACAAACTCACCATCTCGTTCAATGACAGTAGCCTGACGGACTTGCACAAAGAAATCTCTTACGACTTCAATTTGGTCAATGCTTGTGTTTTCAGTAAGTGCCATGATTAACCTTTAAATAATATAAGTGCCACAAAATTGCATTTCCGTAGAATTAGTCATGTAATTTGGGTTCACATTTCCGCTAGTGCTTGCGGCTGTTCTTACTACTGCATATAACTCAGTTCCGCTAACCCTTAAAGCTATCCATGTAATAGCTAATGATAAGGTTTGGCTTTTATCTACTGGAATAGTACATTCATAAGGGCTTGTAAAAGGTAGCCCGCCAATAGCTTGTGCTGAACCTGTGCCTATTGAATTGATAGTCATTTGTCCAAAAACAGTTACTATCCTACCAATTTTTACATACTGACCTGACCTAGATGAATATGTAGCGTTACCACCAACAGTAGGTGTCCAAGTACCTTCTTCATAATCATCTAGCGTATTAGCGTCTGTGCTTGCTGATTGAGTAGCTGGAAATGTAATACCAGCACCGCTAGTTGTGGGAGTGGCATTGCCAACAGAAATAGAATTAACAACCTGTAATCCACCAGCAGCGGGAATACGCATACGCTCTGTGCCACCTGTAACCGCACCGCTTGTACCGCCAGTGCTAAACGACATAGCGCCAGCATCAGAAGCAATACGGGTTGTACTACCAGAACCTAAAGTAGCATTACCATCCTCAAATACCATTGACGCAATCTGACCAGCAGTGCCAGAACGGGATAATCTAATAGCGGGAGCAGCTGTGCTACGAACATCTAAAGCATAACCAGGACTACTAGTACCAATCCCCACATTCTGTGAAGTATCAATCGTTACCGCAGTAGTTCCGTTATTGGTCTGTAGGGCAAGGACTCCTGAGTTGTCACCTGAGATTGCTACCCCAGCGGTGGTTGTGGAATTGATGGTCGATGGCATTAATGAATCTCCTTATTCTTACAATTATCAAAATGCCATCTTGGCATCGTATAAGACCCACCAATTTTATTGCAATGTGGGCAATTTACCAATGGCTGTTTTTTTCCTAACCTTTTTAACCGTCCTTTTTCTATTGATTCTACGGTTTGTTTTTTACCAAGTTTGGCAATACGCATCTTTTCAATGCTTTCAGCAGAATGTTTTAGACCTTTTGCATTGCTTGGTTTACCAATTTTAATTAGGCTTAATTTAACTTTCTGCTCGTCAGACATTGGCAAACCTTTGTTCCAGGGTGTTTTCCCTAACTTTGCTTGGCGGTTCTTTTCTCTTTGTTCAGGTGTGTGCTTATATCCTGATGTACCTTCACCGCCATCAGATTGATTTGCCAATATAAAGCCCATATCCCTAAAGCATGAAATTAACAGCTTTTCGTGGTCAAGTGCCTCAATCTCTGTATCCCAACGGGCCAGCAGTTCCACATGAGGTCTGCCATATTTATTGACAATATTATGCCAATTCGAGTTACGCTTATACATATCATACGCACGCCTACGCTTGCCTTTTCCTATATAGAAAAGACCGCCTTCTGGCTTGTAGTGTGCGTAGGTAAAGAACACTTATTTGTTCTCCAAAGTTTCAATGCGAGCTTTGAGGTCGGTGATGATAGCTTGTTGTTCTTGGATTGCTTTGACCAATACTGGAATCAAATCAGCATTAACAGCTTTGTAAGGCTCTTCGCCTTCGGGTGCTGGGTCTTTCCACTCGTCAATCATGTCAGGAAATACGGTTTCAAACTCTTGGGCAATCCAACCTCTATCGCCTTTTTTGTCTTTACCTTTTCCGTCTTTCCAATCAAATTTGCGTGGCTTAAGTGCCATTACAGCATCAAGCCCAACATCGATATCTGTAATATTTTCTTTTAAGCGTTGATCTGAAATTGCAGTAATTGTTGTTGAAGTAGCAAAAACAGTACCGCCATAACCAATATAAAAACGATAGTTTCCTGCACCTGTTGAATAAACATCTACTGTTGAAGCAGCATTTGTTGATGCTGAGGAAGTAAGCCCAAGCTTTCCACCTGCACCAATATAACTTCCAACTGTTGTATCAGTAATTACTGTTTTTCCGACACACAAATTACCATCAGATGTCAAAAACATACGGGAATTTGCGCTAGTTGCAAATATCATAGAGTTTGTATTATGGTTATATTCAATATAACCTTGATACCTATCAACACCCGTAGTGCCGTCACCGTAATACAAACCACCAGTTCCAGTAGTACTGCTTAAAACTTGAAAGCCAGAATTTGCAGCACTTGTATTTCCACTTTGAATTTGAAAACCAACAATGCCTGTAGAAGTTGTACTACCTACTAAAAAATCACCACCAGTAGTAATACGCACCCGTTCTGTGTTGCTAGTATCAAAACAAACAGGCTGGTAAGCGCCACCGCCGCCAAGGTATGTTTGACCAATAACAGACCTAGAACCAGTATTTGCAATATATATAAGTTCACTTGTGCTAGTTGAGGATTCAATTCCAACACCACTAAAAGTACCATCAGAAGACTGACGAACTCTTAATTTGCTTGGAACCCCTCCGCTTGTTGGAGTGCTAGTACCAATACCTACATTACCGCTACTATCAATCCTCATCGACTCAACACCACCCTCTGTAAAGGCAATAGTGTCGGCTCCAGGAGAAAAGATACCCGTATTGGTGTCACCAGTAAATGTGATGGATGGGGCTGAACTTGTGCCAGCAGCAAACTGAACAGTCTGCGCTCCACCTGTGACAACCATCGTGCCTGATGTGGCTGGTAGGTCAATAACCGTAGTCCCAGCAACGGCTGGTTCCTGTAGTGTGACGCTTCCCGAAGTTGATCCGACTAGTACAATGCTCATATCTTATCCTTTATAAAACAACCCAACGCTGTCCTGCACCTACGGTAACTGTGATACCACCATTGATTGTGATGGGTCCTACCGATGAAGCGTTTTTACCCGCTGGCAATGTGTAATTCGTTGTAATAATAGTACTATTTTCCACAAAAACTTCGTCTGGACCACCGCCAGTAGCTCCACCGCCTAACTGTCCCCAAGCCGTGCCATCATAGCCTTCGTACTGGGAGTTTGTGGTGTTATAGCGAATAACACCTTGTTTTGGGCTGGCTGGTCTTTGTCCTGTAGTTCCTACCGCAACGGATACATTCTCGCCCGTATAGTCCCAAGCGGTTACAACATTAGTGCCGTCTACATACAGAGGAATTCTGCGTCCATTTGGAACCGTTATGCCTGTACCAGCAGAAGTCTTGACTGTAATTGCCTGATTACCAGAAGTATTGTTCTCTACAACATAAGTCTTGTTAATGGTGGGAACAATCAATTCCCTAGTCGTAGTCAAACTAACTGAGGAAGTTACATTTAAATACAGGTTACGCCCAGCCTGACTAGCGACTGAGTCCGTAATGGTAATGGTTAGGTTTGCATCTGACGTAAAGTCAGGGTTTCCCCTACCTACGATAGCCTGTTCAAAGACATATTGAAAGTTGTTGTTGGTCGTAGTACCCCAAGCACCAGACTGATCGCCAGTGCCGATTAGCTCAATTTTTAGGTTTGATGAATAAGTAGAAGCCATTGTGTCCTTTACTGCGTATCGTCAATTCTTGTCCAACCCGCATTCTGGGTGTCGTTAATCTGTGTCCAGCCAGAACTTTGGGTATTGCTAATAACCGACCAATTTGCTACCTGATTGTCGTCAATTCTAAACCATCCCCTTACAATTGCAAAGGAGGCTAGGGCGAAAACTTCATTAATAGAAGCCGCAAACTGAGCGGAAATTGCCTCAGAATCATTACTATTTATGTTTTCTGCAACAGAGAAGTTAAAGCCTAAGATAGCGGTTTCTGCATCTTCTGAAGTAAATGGCTCAGTAACGTCAAAGAAGAACGCACTGCCAATGGTCTCAAAGTCTTCTATGGTTGTTGCCTCTGAGACACTTGCTATAAATTGAGCAAAGATTGACGGGCTATCTTCTGAGGTTATTCCTTCTGTGATACTGCTTGCAAACTGGGCGGTAATATCGTCTATATCGGCTAAAACGCTATTCTCAGTACGGGCTACGTTATAGTTAGATTGGGTATCTAAAACATCCAATACGCTGTCAATTGGCTCTAAACGAACTTCTTGAGCAGCAAAAAAGACTGTATTTTCATCAGCTAAACCAGAGTTTTCAACCACCGATTGGGCAAACTGGGCGGTGATTTCTTGAACATCTGCTGGGAGACTATCTTCAGTTAGGCTCTGCAAGAAGTTAGATTGCTGGGTACTAGCGTCATCTACTGTATTGTTTTCTGTAACCCCAACCACAAATAAGGCTGCTAAAGAGTTGTCGTCCGTCATCGTGACGGGTTCTGCAATGTTTTGTAAAAATGCTGAAACTTGACTATTTGTATCTGCCAGCCCAGAGTTTTCCGTAAGCGTGAATGGGAAGAATGCTCCTCCTAAAGACGCAAAAGGCGATTGGGCAAAGGTAGATATACCAAACATTACAGGACAACCCAGCGTGAACCACTAGCAACTGTTACTGTAACGCCAGCAGACAGGGTTACTGGTCCTGACGATATTGCGTTATCTGTCGATGGAATTGTATAGCTTGCCGATATGGTCTTATTGTTTGTAATAATCCCGTTACTAGCCCGTTGGATTGGTGCAGATTCGGTCGTTCCATCAAAGGTAAAACTGCTTGAATCTACAAGGTTTCCTGCCGTTCCAGCGTAAGTAACTCGACCTGATGTCAGAGAAGAATCGGTAATATCGGTAGCGGTTAGGGTCGTGCCGTTAAATGTCAGGTTAGCACTAGACTGAAACGCAGCCGTGCCGTTTCCGTAAGGGATTCTATTGGCAGTAAGAGTAGCTATTCCTGTTCCACCAGCCGCCACAGGTAAAGTACCCGCAGTTAGAGTGGTAGATCCTGTGGAATAAAGGGCGTTGTTCGCTGCGGCAAAGGTTGTTAATCCAGTACCACCATAAGCGGGTTGAATCGTACCACCTTGCCATGTACCGCCAGAAATAACTGCGGTTCCAAGATTAAACGCATTAGTGCCAAAGGTAACGCCTTCAGGGAGATATGAGTGTAAATCCCATGTACCGCCCACTGTGCCGTTATTTGTTAAAAATACTGCTCCTGCTCCACCAGAAGGAATGGTGCCAATTGATCCAGTAGCAAAATCCTGAATCGTCAGGGTTCCAGTAGCAAGATTATTAAATAAAAATGCGACCCCAGTAGTTAGGGTAGTGGCATCAGGCAGTGTATAGGTCTGCCCGCCAGTACCAACAAGGGTTTGGATATAACTTGATGCGGTCGTTAATGTTGTAGTCCCAGCAGCGGCTGTAGTATTTGTATTGGCTTGATTAACCCTGTTAACCGTTATGTTCTGGTTAGAATCCCTTAAAACTACGGAATTAGCTCCAGAAGAAGAAGTTACGCCTGTACCCCCGTAAGCTACGCCAATCGTAGTTCCCTGCCATGTACCAGATGCAACAGTACCTAATGCAGAAACATTATCAGACGCATCTAAATTGACAGACTTTTCAGACGGATAAGTAACAAATACAGACTGAGTTCCGCTAGAGAAGTTAACTATTAAACCACCATTACTAGACGATAAAATAGTAGTTCTAGCCAGAGTTGGGCCAGTCGTACTGTATGTTCCAATACCTACTTCCCAATTAGACCCGCCTTGATCTGCAATCGTGTAATAGGTAGTATTACCGTTGCCAATGACGGCAAAGGTTTGAAAGCCCGTTACAGCCCCAAGAAGTGTTACTGAACCTGTTCCTGGAGCCGATGCGGTTTCTTGAACTCGGTCGGCTAACACCAAAGGCATTTATGCCTCCTTAACTTGTAGCGGTGGTGCTATAAGTAACCGAAACAGTATCTCCAGCAGTAGTAACCTTAGCGGTCGCAAAAGCTCCAGCACTATACAAAGTACCCGAAGTATTGCTTTGGGTAGAAGAAGCACCTGAACCTGTCACTAAGAAGCATCCGCCAACTGTACCGCCACCACCAGTAATCGTATAGGTGATTGCCGCAGCAGCCGAAGTAGTTACGTTAGATGGTGACAAACCGCTAGAAGTAGCCGAAGCAAATACCGCAGTTCCACGAACAGCAGAACCACCTACTGTATAGTTGGTAAATTCAGTCCATCCAGCGTGAGAAGTCATGGTATCCGCAGCCAAGAATGTTGGGCTGGCACCAGAAATTAAGCCTAAAAATGGACCAACTACGGTGTAAGAAGAGCCTTTTAACAAGGTATCTAACATTAGCTCTTTGCCGATAGAATTAACTAAGTTAGGAAAGCTCTCTTCCCATTTAACATTTCCGTCTTGGTCACGGCACACTACATGATAGTGACCTTCAACTCCTACAGTCTCTGAACCAACGGCATTAGTCTGTAGGGTAGCTACAGCGTGATCGCCAAAATTTGATAGTTCCTTTTGCATAAATACTCCTTAAGAATAGCGGATTAACGCTGTGGTATAGGTGTTAGGTGGCATAGTAATCGTAAACGTATTACTACAGGTTTTATCTGCTCCAAAATCCAATACTGCAATTGACCGATTTGCTTTGGAAACATTGTAAATCAACGCTCCACGAGCAGTAAAGGATGCTGAGTTCCATACGGCATTATTAAAGTTGATATAAACCGTGCCGTCATAGGTATTGATTGTTACGCCAGTCAAAGCAATCCCGCCAGCGGTATATCCTGTTCCAGTAATCTCTCCAGAAGTTGTATATGCGGTCGTGTCTGGACCAATATCAGCAAGAGCGGTATACAGGGCAATATATAAAGTATCCGTGGAAAGGTTTTGAATCCCTTTAAACAGTTCTTCCTTAAACGAAGTGGTTTGGGTTTGAGAAATCACGAGACAGGAATCCTTAATTGACCGCTACGGTATGCGTCTCTACGCTCTAAGCCATCGCCTAAACGCTTCAGAAGGGCTAGATTCTCGTCATAGCGTTTCTGATAGACAGCCATAATGTCGTTGTCAGACTTCATAAAGGTTCCAGCTTCTAACAAAGAACCGTATAAAAGAACGGAATCAAAGTTATCGCCAAGCCATGAAGTGCCTGTAGCATTGGAAATAGAGGAAACTCGAATGGAAAAGCCTGATCCTGTGCCACCAATATTACTAGCGTCTGTTCCCAAAATATCGCCAACAGCATAGTAAGAGCCACCGTTTTTAATGGTGCAGGAAGTCACAGTATTGCCAGAAATCAGAATGTCTGCGGTTGCGTTAGATCCAGATCCACCAGACAACGCCACATTTTCATAAAGTCCATTGGTATATACAGACCCGCCAACTAATGTATTTGTACCGCTAATGACGCCCTGAACAATGGTGGGTGGGTAGTAATAGTAATGCAACTCCATCGTGTAATTGGCATCAGGAGTAGGTCCAAGGATAAAACTTAGTTCGTTCTGGTCAGTGTATTGCGGACCAAATAAGGCATAGTACGCTGGCTTGCCCGTAGCATTAACTGTTGGGTAAGACTGGCGAATAAAGTTAACATCTTTGTTAAGTAGGTACTCATACTCATTGGTTACAGGATCTATAACCGCTAGGGAGAAGGAAGCCAAATAATCATTAGGAGCAGATAAATATTGGTTTCCAGATGTAGCAGTTCCCGTAGAGTTCCTACGCAAAGATGGAAGCTGTACGCTGTTGTAAATCCGCTGTTCTGCGTTTTGAACGAAGACAGGGATATTGTCTATGAAACCCCCAGAGGAGTCGTCATAGTTCTCAGCGTAGGCTTCTAATGCCTGGAATAACTGTGAATAATTCATCCCATTTTTCCGCTAGACATTCTTCCTTTAGTTGCTGCACCAGCACCACGCATCTCAATCTTGCCGTACTTATTAACGCCTTTACCGTTGTTTTTGCTAATGCCGTCAACGGAAATGTCCATAGTAGACATATCTTGGGCGCCAGTCATACCTTTGGAAGTCAATCCTTTGGCAGAGATTGTCTTACCCTTCATCGTATGAGCAGGAGCATAGACTTTAGCGTCTCCAACTTCTTTGCCCATTACTTTTTTAGAATAGTTAGCCATTATCGACCTCTTCCAGCTTTACGCATCATGCCTTGGTTTTTAACCTTAGCTAGATTGCGACCCATCTTTTTCATGTCCATTTGGCTTTTACCGCCCATCTTGGGTTTAGCTTTCATACCCAAAACTTTAGGACCACTATCACCTAAATTTGTGCCTTCGGTCTTGCCTTTTTTAGCAATTCCATCTGCGTCTTTTTTAAACATTTTTTGCTCCTAAGTTACAGTTATTGTTACATTACCAACAGCACTTTGTGCCGCTAAAAAGTTTGGCGTTAACCCATCATCCGTCCCGCTTGCTCCCCCAACAGGTTGCCAACCCCACTGAAAGATCCTACTACCGCCCTCTGGAAACCCAACTCCCTCTTCGGTATTATTGTTGGTTCCGTTAATTTGTAAACCGCTACTTCCAGATACCTTATAGCTTACATCAGGGCGTGGTTCCCGTACAGCCTGTGGGTCATCAACTGGGTATAAACCTAACGACAACTGCGGTTGATCTGGATCCCAACAGCTAGGACAAACCTTAATGTTCTTTATCTGTTGCTTTACAACTAACTTTCTAAGCTCCTTTAACTTATACCGCTGACCACAACGGTCACATTCGGCAATCGCAAATTTGCCACTACTAAATTTATTAGGCATAGAAGGTCGTCCTAGGAACGAACCTAGAAGCGGCTTTCTCTCTGTCCTCCGTAGAAGCCATGAGCCACTGCTCCTCGTATTCTTGCTTTAAAAATTGCACTCGTGCCTGTCCGTCTGGTAGCTTTTGAGCCATATAGAAAGCCAATCCAGCCACCATACAAGGTAATAGGCGAAAGGGAATATCAGGCTCTACCGTTCCATTAGATCCAGCATCCTGAACCCTACGCAACCTCCAATACACAAAGGTGTAAGGACCACCACCCGCATCGGGTGTGGGCCAAACATTAATGGAAGGAAGGTTCTGTATAGAAATTGCTGCACCTGTTGTATGAGCAGCCGCTGTAGTACCGTTCTGACCACGATAGCAGTTTGTTAAGACATTACCAATGACATTGGCGTAACTAATTGTTTCGTTATCAATCTTGACAAACCCACCAATAGGAAGGGTGCTGGCGTTGCTAACAGTGATAGAAGTATCTGTGGCACTAATTGTGCCATTTAAGGTCACAGTGGTCGTATTAGACTGTCCTGATTGGCGATTAAACCAGACTTGAATAGGACGCCCAGTTGTTAGCTTATTAGGAATCGTAGAGTAAGTTGACTCTGAAATACGGCTGATATTGATGTCTATCTGGTTGCTCTGGACACCGTTATTCTGGCGGATTACATGATCTAAAAGGTCGATTGTATTGACTGGCACAGGATAAATAGCCTGTCCAGTGACCATATCAATCTGACCCTGCTCAATTGTCCATAGGTTAATGCCACGATTAGCCCACTCAATAGTTAGCAAATTTAATGATCTGCGGGCAGTCCGCATCTCATAACCAGTACGCAATTCCGTACCACAACGCTCAAAAGCCTCTTCAATGAGGTTATTGAGGTCTAGATTAAAAGCTGTTGTGCCTGAAGTACTCATATCTTCCTATATGGTTTTACTTTTGCTTTTACCTTTTTGGGCTGCGGCACGAACTGCTGCCCCCGTGCTTTTCCTTGCCGTTTTGCTTTGGTTGTTGCTGCGTACTCTTGTGGGCTTAGGGCTTCGATTGCTTTTTTTGGCAGGTATCTCTCGCCCGTTTCGGACGACTTCTTCCCTGACTTGGTTGTCCACTTCTGGTCTCCCCAAGCCTTTAAAGAACGCTGAGATTTTGCCAATCCAGTCATTTATAGCCACCGCCAGCCGCCTTATATTTTTTAGCTAAGAGTTGTGCTTTCCTAGCAGACCATTGACCCGCACCCGTACCATGCGTGGCAGACGCTTTAATCTTGTTAAATAAAGCCTTGCGCATACTAGGTTTCGTATAGTTACCAGCTTTATTAACCGTACCGCCCTCTTTATATTCCGTGAAGTCAGTGTCATCTCTACGAGCTTTACGCTTAGGTTTACCCATTTTAGTGGGCATAATGGCGCCCATGCCACGGCTAGGTCTCATATCTTTGTCCTTCCACGAATGGCACAGCCATCCGCCCTTTTAGATGCCATAGAAATTACTTTACCACCAGACTTATAGTTTGGCTTCTTAATTTTACTACTCATCATCTTCTCAATATCACCCAATGCCGGCCCAGCTCCGCCACCGCCACTAAGAATAGGACTAGTCCCTAAGTTCCTTTTGTATGCGTTGCGTTCTGCATTTAACACTTTTCCTTCATTCACATACTTTTCCAGTCTTTCAGCAAACTGCTTTTTGATCTCTGGATCGTTATTAGGCATAGCCCGTTCCATCCTATCAATAAAGGACTTACCTTCTCCGACTTTTGGAGATGGATTAACGGGTTCTACAGGTTTTGTCACGCTCTTGTCTTTCCACGAATAGCACAACCATCAGCACGCTTTGAGGCTGAGGATACTTTACCGCCATGTTTATATCCAGCGTCTTGATATGCTTCACCTTCTCTGGCGGAAGCAGGCACAGTTTCCCGTAATGCTTTGGCAGCACGGATCTCGTCCCTCGCGGCTTTAGCCATAGTTGGCATAGTCTTAGAGAAAATATCTTTCTCGCCCTCAATACCCTCAACCATCATCTTACGGGATTTGTTAAGTTTTTCGGTCTCTTTGTCAGTAGGCTTACGATAATTAGGCATCACACAATCCTTCCACGAGTTTTGCCTTTGATTGCACAACCATCTGCACGTTTAGAAGCAGAGGACACTTTGCCACCGCTGGCCATCTTTTTAACAGAGCCACCTTTTTTCATACCTAATTTAAGGTTTTCTCTACCAATCTTTGGAGTCATTGCTTCAAATTCGGCAGGAGAATATGTCTTCATGCGTGGCTTCATGAGACGTGTAAGACCTTTTTTCAGCACACCTTTAACCATGCCTACGCCTGGAATATAGTCTTCAGGACTGACATTGATTAAGCCTTGGTTTTTCTCTAACTTAGCCAAACGATCTTTCTCTTCTTGAGGCATCGCTGGTAAGGTAGATGGTTTTGCAGTTGACTTAGGAGTAGATACACGAGTTACAGTTTTTTTAACTTCTGCAAACTCTGGCAATTCGTTTTGCTCCCCATAGCCAGATTTACCAGCAGGAGAATCATCGCCAACTTCGGTTGTTTTGGTCGTTACTTGATCTGGAACTGCTTTACGCATCCGAGCCAAAATATAGGGGTCTGTACGATCAGCACCGCCTAACCATTCCTCTTGTGCGGCACTAAAACCACCTTCTTGAAATTTACGAACTTTGCGTTTCATAATTAGCAGCTCCCGCCGTATTTCATCTTAACCATCTTGCCTTTGGTTTTGCCTTTGACCTCAACGCCACCGCCTTTAGCCATGCCATGCATACGCTTTTCGTGGCCTTTGACGGCTTTAGCGGCCACCTTCTTCATCATTGGTTTGTCTTTAGCAATATCAGAATGAGCCATACCACCTTTTTTCATGCCAGCTTCGGCTTTCTCATGCTTAATCATAGAAGCGGGAGCGCCCTTTTTCTTCATGAAGTCAACTTCTTTTTTGACCATCATCTTAGATTCTTTAGCCATACCGCCTTTTTTCATGTAGCCCATTTTGTTTCTCACCTCAGTTGGTAATTTAGATAATCCTGGATTGCTATCAGAATCAACTTCTTTCAAGCCGCCAGCCCTAAATTTACGTCCTTTATCTGCCTTCATAAACTCTTCTCCAATAGATGATTTAACGCCTACCTTTTTTGCAAACTTTGGATTATTAGCCACAGCCGCCATGAAATTATGTTGCTTTTTACTAGTACTAGGCATTTATTTTGCCTTGAATAAGTTGGTCAATTTTGACTTCAAGCTTGTTAAAGCGTTGGTCAATATGAGCCATAATTTTGTCAATTTCTGCTTGAGTAACGTTATCACGAGCTACCTCTTCTCTAGTTTTGTTTAATAGAATGTTAAGACGTGCTAATTCCGCAGACTTCTCTCTTGCCCAAAGCCCAACAAGGACTCCTGCTAGTGTTAGAACTGCGTTCCATAGATATAACATTTCTTGGCTCACACCATTTTCCCTTTTGTTTTACCTTTAATGGCACAACCATCGGCACGTTTAGAGGCTGAGGACACTTTGCCGCCTTTTTTCATTGGTTTAGCTGCCCTTGCAAATCTACTTCCTAGTCCATTAATACTAGCTGGGGCTGGAGTTGGAGCTGGTTTTGGTCCACCAGTAGTCACTCCAGGTCTTGTTCCTGCCATAGGCATTGGAGCTGGTTTTGGTCCACCAGTAGTCACTCCAGGTCTTGTTCCTGGTCTTGGGGGTGCGGCTGGTAACATTGGTCCTGTATATCCTGGTGCATATCTAGCCATAATTTAAGCCCTCGTCTTTCCACGAATTGCGCATCCGTCTGCTCGTTTGGATGCTGAATTAACTTTACCGCCACGTTTCATACCTTGTGGCTGACCAGCCTGAGCAGAAGGCTGAATATTAAAAGTTTGATTAACCCCAGAACCTGAATCTGCTGTGGTTGGGGCAGTACTAGAAGATTGAAATGGATAAGTGCTAGTGGTATTACTAAAATACCCAGATGACGCAGTCGGAGCCTGTGGATTAGGCTGTTGTGCTGGCTGCTGATTAATAACTATGCCACCATCTTGATAGCGTTTAGTTTTCTTTTTCATACCATTTTCCCTTTAGTCTTACCCCGTACCTCGCAGCCACCGCCACGAACAGAACCGCCTTCTTTGCAGTTCCAAGCACGCAATGATTTATTAATCCGTGAATTAGGGTCATTAGCTGTTTTAGCTGAAGTTAGTTTCTTCTTCATGCCTTTCATTCTGGCGCAGAAAGAATCCCGTCTTGAGCCACCTTCTGGTTGAGGACGCTTGAGTCCAGGTTTACCAGGATTAGCTGCATTATAAGAAGCACGACCTTTAGCGTTTAGACCGCCACTAGGGTTCTTTCCTTCTTTGCGAGTCCAAGCTGGTGACTTAGCCATTATGCGACATCCTTTTTGGCGTCTACAGGTCTAAGCAAAGGATAGAGATACTCTTCTCCAAAAGACCCTTCAAACTCTGTAATACCCATATGATTTAGTTTAATTGTTGGATCAATCCATACCTCAAATCCATGAGCCGTAGCACGGTCGCAGAAGTTATAGTCTTCGCCTACATAGCCATCTGGAGTAGATTTAAAGTCAAAGAACGAATAGCAAAACTTATCTTCATGCTGGTTTTGTACACGATCATCAAAATATTTCCACTCAGGATGGTTCTCTTTGAGCGTTTCAAATACTTCTCTACGGATCAACATAAAGGCTGTAGCGATGCGTTTAGCCTTAACTAGACCATACGAATTCATATAGATCCCGCCATCGGCATCTTGCTCTAGCGTAGAAATATAGACCTGACCCTTTTTACGGGCTACTGGAACGCCACCTACGATACCCTTTTTAGGGTCGGTATTCCAAGCCATTAGGCGGAAAATATCTTGCGCATCAAAATTAATGTCCGAATCAATAAACATCAAGTCTGTGCAGTCTGAGGCTAAGAAGTCTTTAGCAATCAAGTTTCTAACACGAGAGACAACGGAGCATCCAGAAATATTGCAGATCTGAATTTCTATTCCGTGTTTAGGTGCTTCTACACAAAACTGAGCCAATGAGATGGCTAGTTTTACAGATACTTTATAGTCGTAAGCGGGAAGACCAAGCATGATCTTCCTACCTACTAAATTAAAAGAACCTTGAGCTTGCACTTGTTCAGTCATTTTTTACCCGTAGTAAATGGTTGCACCAGTTAAATTGGTAACAGTTGCATAAACACCGTTAGAAGCTAACAGCCCTTCACCAGGAAGAGGCATTGTTACTACTTCGTTTGCTCCTATATCAATAGTAGTTAACCAACGTTGTCCTTGTAATGCAACAGCTCCCGCTGTTATAGCGCCAGAGTTAAGATCTTGAACGGTATAGGTGTTTGCTCCAGTTCTAGTAACTATGTAATTGCCTGTAGTTCCTTGACCACCTGTACCCGCAGCAAATATTAAACCTACTTGGTCGCCTGTGGCTAAACCATGTGCATTAAGCGTTACAGTAATAAGCCCAGTAGAACTTCTAGCATATGTTGCAGACACGGGAGCAGTAGTTGTATCCCATAAATAAAAGTTGCCAGCACTTCCACCGCCAGTAATAGCTAAAGCTTTAACACGAGTGCGACCAACAATCATTTGACCAGTCACATTTATATGTGCTGATGAAACATCATATTGCATTGCCATAATTAATCTCCTAAGATGTTAAGTGGGCTAGGGAAAACCCTAACCCGCCAGATTAATTATTGAAGGTAGTCTGGAACTGACCGCCATCAGAGTTACGAACTGAATACTGAATTACCAAAGTACCAGCACCAGCACTCAATGTAGCTGGGGTATAGGTAATAATTGCGTCCGTAGAACCAACGTTAGACCAAGTACTCATTTGAGCGGCTGTACCGTTTAGGCTTAATACGCCAGCAGTACCAGTAGTAATAGTTGCGGTAGCAGCGGCAGAACCATTTACCAATACAGTAACGGTTCCAGAAGAACCAGAAGTAAAGGTGGTGGTCTGAAGAATAAAGATCCCAGTAATTAGTGCGCCAGCAGGCAATACGGCTACTTGGGTAGCGGCAGTGGTGTTAAACGCTACAGTAGCGTTCTGAGTCACATTGGTGCAGCCTGTGTTGCGGATAGTACCAGCGACAGTGCCAGTGGTGTTTTTAACAGTCCCTAATAACCAAGGACCTAAGTGTGTAGCGAAACCCATGAGGTTCTCCTTATATGCACATAAACCCATATCATCGGTGCATCGTCCCCTAGGCGGGCTGATATGGACAAATTTGTCCTAGTCTTAAAAAGAATCTTACTACAAATAAAAGAAAAAGGGGAGTTTTTGGCTCCCCTTTTTTAGCACATTAAGCGCCTTGTGAACCCCACATACCGAGGGGATCAGACCAGCCGAAGCTGTAACGCTCACGAGACTTGTAACGAACGTTACCAGTATCGAAGTCACCGTCCATGCTGTTGCTCAAAGGAGTACGAATGAAATGCTTCATACCGTTTGGAACATCAGTGGTCAGGAAGTAAGCATTTGGATCGGTCAGGTAGTTATTAACTGTATAACCTTCTGGGATCGAACCATTGTTTACTAAAGCGTTGATGTCGTTGTCAGTTGTACCAACACGCAATTGAGTTTCGAGCAAACGAGTTGCAACGAACTGTAGTGCAGGTGGAACAATTAACTTACGTGGTTTAGCAGCGATCAGCAAGCTACGCTCGTCTGTCCAAGCAGCGATCTGAATAACGGCAGCTTCCAAGGAAGTTTCGTTCAAATCAGCAGCGGTAGACTGAGTGTTGCTGTTGGTGCCACCAGAAACCAATGGGTGGTTTGTCGCAAACAAAGGTACACCGTCACCACCGTAATATTGGGCAGAGTTAGTGAAACCGTTGTTTAACACAGCAGCGGCTTTAACCTGTTTGGTATAAGCCATAGCACGAGCCAAAGCCTTGGTATAACGAGCGGATAAGCTGTCATACAAGTTGTCCTCGATTGCCTCTTCCGTTAGGGAGAAGCCGAGAGCAATGGTTT